GCGCTGGGCCTGGACCAATGCTGGGTCTACGCCGACGGCGCCGCCACCCTACGGGCACGTCCCTCCACCCACCTGAACGGGTACGGGACGCACACATCCGTCAGCACCGGAGACTGGGCAGTCGTGAGCTCCTACGCCTACGACGGCGGGGTGCCCGTCTCGATCCTCGCCCGCGAGTCCGGGTTCGTCGAACCCCACCACGACCTGCTGGACCAGATCGTGGAAGGCAAGTTGCAGCGTATCGTCGTCACCGCGATGCAGGCCTGGCGCCAACGCGGCATCAAAGGCAACCTGGCCAAGACCGACCAGGACGGCAACGACATCGACTGGTCCCAAGCCTTCATCCCCTCCCCAGCGGCAGTGTGGGAGATCCCCGAAGGCCTCGACGTGTGGGAATCCTCCTCCACCGACATCCGGCCCCTGCTCGACGGGGAGAAGAACGACGCCCGAGTCTTCGCCGCCGTCACCTCCACACCGGTCCACGTCCTGTCCCCAGAATCCGCGAACCAATCCGCCTCGGGCGCCTCCACCGCGAAGGAGGGCCAGGTCAACAACGCCAAGGAAGCCATCGCGCTCGCCAAGCCCGCCATCGAGCTCGCCTTCGTCCACGCCCTGCGCAGGAACGGGGCCGACCTCGGCGGCGAGAACGGCGCGACCGTCGAAGTGCTCTTCGAGCCAGCCGAGACCGTCACCCTGGCCGAACGCTACGACGCTGCCGCCAAAGCCAAAGCCATCGGCGTCTCGACCCGGTTCATCAAACGCTCCATCCTGGGCATGAGCCCCAAAGAGATCACACAAGACGAGTCCGACCTCGCCGCCGACCTGCTACGCCAAGCCCTCACCCCGGACGCCCATGAAGTCAACGACCCAGATCAGTGAAGCGACAGCCCGCCTCCACGCCACGCGTACAGAAGTCCAAGACCTCACCATCGCGGACATCCTGACCGCCTGGCGCAAACTGGGATCCTGGTCCACAGAAGACGACCGCCGCCGCTTCCTCGACCAGATCCTCCCGATCCTGACA